CAAAAGGAACTGTTAGTATTTTTTTACCGTTTGCAAATTTAAACACTGTGTTATCGTCTGTTAATAAAATTATACCTTGTTCTACAGCTCTATTAGCTAAATTTCTTAATTTAATATCTTCATCTTCAGATATTTCAATAAACAAAGCTGGTTGAGATTTTGCAAATCTATAAGCATCTCTTTTTAATTCTCTTGAAGACATGTTACTAACTGCACTACCTAATTCAGTACGCATTATAGCTTCTAAATGTTCTATGTCTAAAGTTTGAACTAAATTTAGTGCTTCCATTTCAAATTCTAATAAATCAATTTCATCTTCAGCATCTTTAGCAGCATCTGCTTCTATCCATAAATTACCTATCAAAGGGTGATATAAAGAAAGCATTTTTTGCATAGTAACTTCAGTTCTAGGTACGTTAAGTACACCATCTTGAAATATAACATGAGTTAAAGTGGAATAACCTTTTTGTTCATCTGCAAATAAAGATTTTTGATTAGTAGCTAATCTTAATTCTCTATTTATTTTTAATCCTTCGTCAAACCATAATAAAGGTTTTCTAGGAGTGTGTTTTGTTTGAATAGTATAAGTTACTGGAGAATGATTTCCAGCTAAAACATATATTCTATCTTTGTATTCCCAGTTTTTTTCAAATAAAATACTTGAACTTTTTTCTTGTGTTGTCATAATTAAATAATATAAAATAAGAATACTGGGCTCCGAAGAGCCCGTATCCTATAGTTAAAAATACTAAGCTTTGAATAAAACAAAGTTATTAGCTGCTTGAGTGATAAGACATCTTTCACTTAAGTAGTTAATTTTCATTTCATCAATATCAGAAGTAGGAGAAGCGGTTCCAACAGATCCTGTAATCCAAGATTTGTTTTTACGATTTTCTGTTTCTGAAGATCTATATCTAATGTGCAAAAATGGACGTTTGATATTAGCACCTAATTGTTGATCGTAAACTGTAGAAGTTCCAGCTGGAATTAATACACCTTCAATGTCTCCAAAACCTCCACGAGTTGACCAGTCATTTAAATATTTCCAGTCAGTTTTGTAAAAGTCATAAGAACCTCGACGGTATCCAGTGAATCCTAAGTTTAATGCCATATCAGCACTGTTATTAAATACACCATAAGATGTACCATGAGCAACACCTGCTGCGCCTGGGTATGCACCATTTTGCATAGCAAGAATGTCATCAATCTCTAAAGAAAGTTCACGATTTAAGAAAAGCATATTTTCTTCAATTGCTCCCTGCTTGTCTAATTGCTTAAGTACATTGTCAAAGTCTGTTAATGCACCACCACCTGCACCTGCAGCTGCTTGAGCACCAAATCCTTGATATACGTTTCCTCTAGCTTCAAGAGCTTCAAAGAAACCTTCAGTACCACGAGCATTTTGAGCGGCTAAACTACCTCCAAAAGTACCTAATGCAATATTTGCACCACCTGCTACTTTCTTCACGCCTTCAACCATAGACATTTCAAGATAGTCTTCCCAACGAAGTCTATTTTCATGTTCTGATTTAACGTACCATAAGTAACCGCCTGCACCATTTTCAGAAGTAACTTCAATCCAACCAATCTGAGCTGTGTCAGAACCATTGATTTGATAGTTTTCTTTTAAAATAATAGGAGCATTTGCAAAAGTTGCATATCCTGGATCTAGCTTTTCAGTAAAGTTTCCTGTACCTTTAGCAAATTCAGAACCATAAACGATTGCTGTAACTCTAGATGCTGCTGCAATAACTGGATGAGGAGCATAAGCCTGCATTTGAAACATTTGTCCTTCTCCTACTGCACCACCGCCTACGCCGACGTTAGTTACTACACCTTTAATAACTGCTCCAGTTCCACCGACTGCTGAAGTAGCAGTAGTTTGAACTTGTACCATTACAGTTTGTCCTATTCTAAAATTAACAGGGATTGTATTGGCTGGAGCTGTAGTTAAACCTGTACTAGCTGGTTGAACTATAGGAACATTAAAATTAAGTATTCCACCGGCTGCTGCCGCTACTGGAACTGCTGCTGCTGCTCCTGCTGCTGGCATAACTGCTGCAGCTCCTTGAGGTGCTACATTAGCATAACGAGTGTGTAATCTACCTTGCTCAGTCCAGATGATTTGATCGGAAGTTGAAGGCATTTCTGCTGATACCATACGTAAGAAAGATCCGATAGAACGATTTCCGTAACGTTCTACTTCTTTTTCATATACATCTGGTAAGAATTGTTGTGTCCATTGACTAAAGTTTGCATCAGTGAAATTAATGTAATTTCCACCGTACATTGCTTTAGTTTGGGTTGGTTGTAAAGCGGCTGGTATGCCTGCTGTAAAAGCCATATTGTTTTGATTTTAAATTGTTATTATTATTTCCATTTTATTCGCAATTTATCTGTAGAGTCGCCTGATATTACTCTAATTTTATCACCTGATTTGGTTACAATTGAAGAAGCATCGCTTCTAGGATCCATGTTTATATTTTTAGCTTTTCTAGCTGAATCTTTTATGGCATCGGCACGGCCTTGTTCATAAAAATGATTAGCTATTTTGTCTGAATTTTGTGCAGCAAATATTGCTTTATGGTATTTCTCCACGTCTTTTGCACTTCCATCGCTTTCAAATTGTTTTAAAAAATTGTTAATATCTGACTGAAACTCTTTTGTTTTTTTAGGATTTTCTACTTTAAATCTATATTTATTATCTCCAACGTTAAAATCAAAACCTTTGAAATTATCAGAGAAAATATTATTAGTTTTATTTGTAAAATCTTTTTGGAATTTTGTTTCTTCTTTAGTTAATTGCTGTTGTTTATTATAATACTCAACTGCTTGTTTATGTTCTGGAGCAATATCATTACTTTTTCTTAACTTAAGATCTGTATAATATTGTTCTTTTACTTTTGTTAAAGCATTTTTTGCATTAAATAATTCTTCTTTAAAAGCTAATTGCTTAGCTCTAATATCCGACTCTTCGTCGATTTCTTTATCATAAGAAAAGTTTTTGTCCATTAAAAAATCAACATCTTCTCTGTCTAAATGAGGTTTTGTAAACTCATAAAATTCTCTAATTAAACTGACATTGTCAATTTTAGTTAAATCTCTATTAAGTTTAGAATAATCTTCTACTGTTCCTCCAGTGTCTTGCATAAACTTAACAAGCTTATCAACACCTTCTGGCATTTGTAAATTATTTTCTTGTACTATTTCTTGTTCAGTTGAAGGAATAACTTTTTCTTTTATTTCCTTCTCTTCAGTTTCATCTTCATCTTTTATTAATTCTAATGGAGAATCTTCTATTGTTTTGTTTGCTTGTTCTTTTTTGGAATTATCTTCTTCAATGGATTCGACCCGTACTTCGCCGTCCACTTCTTGGCTATCTCCGGTTCGTTCGCCCACAGGAATTTCCTCTGTTTCTCGCTCTGGAATGGCATTTTCTTCTTGTTTTATAGGCGGTTTGTCCATATTTACTTTATAGACACCATCTTCTTGTAGTCCATATTGCTTGTCAACTTCACCTGATTCTACAGCTGCATCTAATACAGCTGTTTCTTTTTCTTGAGGAGTTATAATAACGTCGTCTCCGCCGTCTACAACTTTAACATCAATTTTTCCTTCTGTTTTGTTTTCCATAATTTTATAAAATATAATAGTTGTTTAATTTTAAGATGCTTCGAATCTACCCATGTCGAAACCACCTAAGGCATCATTTCCTTTTGATTCAAAATCTTTAACAGGTCTGTCTGTGTTTGGAGCACCGCTTATTTTACCATCTACTTTCATAGCTTCTTTTTGTAAAGACGTTGCATTGTTTTTATCAACAAGTTCCATTTGAGATTTTAATTCTAATTCTTTCAACTGAACATTTAAGTTGAATTCATATTGCATTAATTCTTTTTTAGATCTTGTCTCAAGTTCCATTTTTCTTATTTCAAATTCAACATCAGCTTTTCTATATTGTATTTTAGATGATGTTTTTATTTGTTCAGCATCTGCTTTAGCTGATTCAATAGCTATCTGAGCTTCTCCTTGCGCTTGAGCTTGAGCAGCACTAGCGGCCTGTGCTTGTGCTTGATCTGCTTTTTGTTTAGCGGATCGTCTAAATTTTAATAATTGATTAGCAAGTTTAATATTATTAACTTCTCTTATATCAATAGCGTCTTCTAAGAATATATCACCTTTAGACAATGCCATTTGTATGTTTGCTTCTAAAAGAGCTTTTTCATCTTCATCAGGTTCTAATTCTATAAATATACCAAAGTCATGTAAATTTAAATTTTTAACTTCTTCAAGAGATCCTACTGAAAATTGTCCTATAGCACTTATTAAAGTTTCTTTTGTAGGATGAAATTCTAAAACATCTTTAAATCTTAATGATATAGCCTCTGCTAATGATGTAGTTATAAACATACTACTATATAATATGTGTCTAGTTGCAACATTGCTGTTAGCTGCTGCTAGTTTTTGAACACCAACCAATGAATTAGGATCTGGATCAGAACCATCTCTAGCTTCATTAAGACCAGTTACATCTCTCATCATTTGTATGTACTGATTGTAAGCACCTACTAAAACTTGCACTTGTCCTCCACTACTTCCTGGTAATTCTTGTATTGGTATTTTACCAGCATTTTGATCACCTTCTACTGTTAATGATCTACCTATTATAGAACCAGTTTGAAAGTACATATTTAAAGCCTCTTGAGGATTATAATTGTTACCATTACCTAAATCAATTTCAGCTAATCCATCAGCATCTAAATAAACACCAGATGGCGTCATTCTTTGTATTGCTTGCTGTAATTTTAAGTGTGTTAATTGAACTAAATCAGCGTAAGGTGTCATCTTTGCAACTAATGAATTTATAACACCTTTGTACATCCTAGGAGCACTAGCTACATAATTCATCATGACTTTATTCATATTAGAATTAGGTCTTACCATGTTGCTAGCTTTCTGCCACTTAAGTAATTCTTGAGTACCTAAAACTAAAACTCCTTCATATATAACCTCTCTAGTTTGTTTTACTTTTTCATAATGTACTGATTCTTCAGGAGGATCAAAAGAGTCATCTTTTTCTATAGCTCTGCTACCTCCAGTTGCAACTTCTTTTATTTTATAAACATCGTGTTCCCATGTTTTCCAATTAAAATATAAAACTGTTAAAGTATTATTTTGAGAAAGTCCGTCGTTAACTGAATAGTCTTGAGGACTATATGTATTGTAAGTATTCCAATTAGAACCTTTTTTTACTAGTTCTTCAATTTCAAGATTAGGTAAATCTGGAAATTCTTTTTTAAGCTCATTAACTTTTATATTTTTAACTTCACCAAAATAATAACAGTCTTCAAAATTAGGATCTTCAGTATATGACCAAACTAAATTAGCTGGATCTACATAACTAACAACAACACCATCCGTATTGTTAAAACCATGTTTAGCACATCCTATGCCTATTGTAGCTATATCATAATCTACTCTTCTTTTGGTTAGATCATATTTGTTTGATTTGAATATATTTTGTATCGCTTGTTCTTCCGCTATTTCTATACCTTGCTTATAATTTAATTGCATGTAAAGCTCTAGCTCTTCTGTATTTGCTGGCAATTCGTTTGTTGCGAAGTTACGAGCTGATACGCCTAATTTACCTTCTATAGTTTCTAATAAATCAGCCGTATTAAGATCTTGCTGAACATCATTAACAAATTTTGTTCTTTTACCTGTAGATAAAGGATCTTGGCCAACAGCTTTTATGTTAAAGGATCTGTCTTGCATACCATTGACAACTATGTCTACAAACTTAGGGACTATAGGCACAGGTTTCCAGTCTAAATTTAAATAAGATAAATCTCCATTAGTTGCAAATTCATCTTTGTATTTAGCTATAGACTGTTCTCCACGAGCATATAATCTAAGCCTATGGCACTCTTCTCTAGAGTTGTAAAATCTACTAACCCCACCATTGTCTTTATTGAACCACTCTTGTTCAATAGCTCTACCTACTGATAAACCATACTCTTTGGTTTTTTTAACAGAGTCAGAAACAGCTTGACTAGGGAATGCGTAACTTTTTGGTTGTATTTTTGCCATATTTATTTTATTATCTCACTTCTTGATCCACCATTTTCATATTTAGAAAATGCAAAATCAAGTTTCTTAACTACTCTTTCAGCTCTTGGCCGGTATAAATGTTTGCGACAAGCCATTATGGCAAGTCCACTACTTATAGATGCATCGAATGCTGTTCTTTTTGATATATCAAATCTAGCCCAATCTTCTAACGTTCTTTGAAAGAACATATCTCCATGGTTTTCTTCTTTTCTACCAACGTATTCTTCTATATATGATTCAATAGCAGCGGCATGCGCCTGTTTAATGTCTTCAGATGAATTAGGTATACCACCTAGTTCTAATTCTGTTTTTGATAAATTACCTATTAATTTATCTGGTCTATTCATAGAATAACCTCTATAACCTCTTCTTTTGAAATGATATAATAATCTTGGTTTATTATTTTCAGCAAGTATTGGCATGCCATAAAAAACACAAGCCATTAAAACATCTTCAAAAAATATTTCAGCAGTTTGTGGTCTAGCAACATACTCTAAAAAAAACTTACTATTAGGTATATCACTTACCATTGAAAATGTAGTTA